AAGAGATTGGCCTGAAACTGGCCGAGCTGGTGGGGAGGCTAGGTGAGCTGGTCAACGCATACCGTCATTATATCGAAGATGGCGTAGTTGACCGGAGCGAGTGGCAAAGTCTTAACGATATCGCATATCAGTTCAGGGTCACTCTCATGACGTTCCTGAACCTTATTTCCCGTGTTTATTGCCTTCCAGAAATGGGTGAGGCCCGCGAGTGTGCAGCTCCGGGCCCCTTGGCGTGTCGTATCAGTGGAGAAACTAACGCATGAACAGTTTAACGGTAAACAACCGTCTCCCGCAACTCCGTGGTATTCCCGTTGTTGGAACCTCGTCGTTTCGGTATGAGCGCATGGTATCAGGCCGCTGGGTTCCATGTAACCACAACAGGGCTATGGCGATTGTGGGTGTCTGGCGTCGGAAGGGGAGAGCGCTATGCGAGAACTTAACCGGCGTTTCAGAGATCACTATGGCGTCCCGGTGCGTGTCATCAGATGGGAGCCCGAGACTCGACGCGTTATATACCTTCGCGAAGGGTACGACCATGAGTGCTTCAGCCCTCTTGAGCAATTCCAGCGTAAATTTACAGAGTTAAAGGACGACCATGAGCAGAATCTTTGACATCGTCCAGTCAATGTCAGGCCAGAAGAACGTCATTGTTCTTCCCAGACCGTACTTGCTGTTCTTTAAAGAAGACCAGCAGGCTCATGCGCTGGCAGCAGTTCTTAATAACCTCGTATTCTGGTCAGCATTTGGGGATGAAGGCGGCTGGTTCTATAAGACTCACAAGGAGCTTGGAGCTGAGGCGGGCGAATTAACTGAAGACCAGACAGAGCGGCTGGTTAAAAAGTTGGTAAGCAAGTATCTGCCTGGTGTGATCGAGACTTGTTCTCGAAAGGTCAATGGCACGCCAACCAAGCATTATCGCATCGACGGCGATGCTCTAATCTCATTAATCTTTCCAGAAAATAACGATTCCGCAAAAGTACGGAATGGAAAACGTGAAGATGCGGAATCAAAACCGCGAAGCTGCGTTTCTCAATCCGCGAATAACAGGAATCTTGGGAGCCGCGAAAGTACGGAATCCTATCTCTATACAGACTTTAATACAGAGTTAAACAAGCAGACTAATAAACCTATTTGTCCGGTTGCGCCGCAACCAGACCCTGAGGTGTTGATCACCGATCAGGCTAAACAGGTTTTAACGCATCTGAACCAGGTGACCAGTTCGCGTTATCAGGTTTCAACAACCTCGCTGCAAAACATTCGCGCCCGAATCGGGGAGGGCTTCACCGTTGAAGAGCTTTCGCTGGTGGTGGACTACTGCAACGCCAAGTGGAGCGAAGACCTGACGATGGCGGCCTACCTTCGACCACAGACGCTTTTCCAGCCGTCTAAGTTCCCTGGCTACCTGAAGTCAGCGAACAGTTGGGCCAAAGCTGGGCGACCTCCTCGCGTAAACGGAGAGTGGGCCCGAGAGGATGGGGTATTCTGCTCCAGTTTCCAGAACACTGACTACAGCAAAGTCCCGGCAGGATTCAGAGGAGCTAAGCCATGAGCCTCTTGAAAGACATTCAGATTTTCATCGCCACCAACCCTGGCTTAACGAACAAAGAGATTGCGGCATCAATGCCACAGTACGACGTTCATGCTGTTCAGCGCGGGGTATGCCACCTGGTCAAACTGAATCGCGCTACCCGCCAGCACAACGGCAAGTGCTACCAGTATTTTGCTAAAGCGCCGGGTGGGGATGTGAGCGAAGGGCGTACTGCACTGAAAATTAACCGAGCTGACGCACCAGCTGCATCAGAACAGGAAGCCGCACCGAACCCGGTAGTAACCGCGATGATGGAAAAAGCTCAAGGCCTGTTTGAGAAGGGGCTCTTCCAGCGTGCGGCTACGGTTCTGATGGAAGCATTCAGCCGCTCAAAAGACGAAGAACAGCGCATGAAGATACTGATTGAGCGCCAGCGTTGCCTGAGCATGGTACCGAAAGTCAAAACACCTACTGACGCATGGTGTCTGGCAGGTCAGGGGAGGAATATCTGATGAAATACTCTCTGATTTACGCAGACCCAGCCTGGGAATACGGGAACACTGTCAGCAACGGTGCGGCCACCAACCACTACGGCACGATGAAGCTTATCGACATGAAGCGTCTTCCGGTCTGGGACCTTGCTGCCGATGATGCTGTTCTGGCTATGTGGTTCACCGGTACGCATACCCGCGAAGCCATTGAGCTGGCTGAAGCATGGGGATTTAAGGTCCGCACCATGAAGGGCTTCACCTGGGTTAAGTTCAACCCGCTGGCAGAGCAGCACATCAACAAAGCACTCCAGTCTGGCCGTGTGGAGGACTTTTACGACTTCCTCGACCTGCTGAACACGCAGACCCGCATGAACGGTGGCAACTATACCCGAGCCAATACTGAAGACCTGCTGATAGCCACCAGGGGGAATGGACTTGAGCGGCAGTGCGCAAGCATCAAGCAGGTTATCTACAGCCCACTCGGGGAGCACAGCCAGAAGCCTGCAGAGGCGCGCTTCCGTCTGGAGAAACTTTACGGTGACGTTCCGCGAATCGAACTGTTCAGCCGCTGCGGTGCGCCAGGCTGGGACCATTGGGGAAATCAATCTGAATTACCAGCTGTTGAGCTTATACCGGCTGTTGCCGTTCCCATGGAAAAACAACAGGAGCGCGCCGCATGAAACCTGAATTAACGCCGCGTCAGAATGAAGTTTATGAAGCTATCAAGGTTCACATTGAAAAAGTTGGCTTTCCACCAACGTTGATAGAGCTTGCTGAACTTATTGGTTGCTCATCGCAGAACGCAGCTGCTGAGCATGTGAAGGCGCTAAAGAAAAAAGGTTACCTCTCCATTGCTCCTGGCGCTGCCAGGGGCATTACCGTCGTCAAAACAGAATTGGATGCTGATCCGGTAGCGATCATTAAAGGCCTGCTATCCGGTGGAGACATGGCCAGAGATAACGCTGTTGAGTGGCTGAAAAAACAGGGAGTGAGTTTATGAAACTGGTGCTGCCATTCCCTCCGAGCGTAAACACCTACTGGAGAGCCCCGAACAAGGGGCCTTTAAAAGGTCGTCATCTGATCAGTGTCAAAGGCAGGGCATATCAAAGCGCTGCCTGCGTGGCTATCGTCGAGCAGTTGCGCTTCCTTCCAAAACCGTCAACCGCACCTGCTGCTGTCGAAATTATGCTGTACCCACCTGACGAACGCCGCCGCGATATCGATAACTACAACAAGGCTCTGTTTGACGCGCTTACTCACGCTGGCATCTGGGAGGATGACAGTCAGGTGCAGCGAATGCTGGTGGAGTGGGGCCCTAAAGTACCTGGTGGACGAGTAGAGATATCGATCAAGAAACATGAACCTCTGGCGGGTGCAGCCGCCTGATAAGTGGAGAAGAGCATGAATCAGATGAATATCACCGTAATGTGTCCGACTCACCACGCCGCCGCGATGGGACAGCAAATAACGATGTCCAGCCGTGAAATTGCTAAGCTGGTCGACTCACGACACAGCAATGTCTGTGTAACCATCGAGCGCCTCATGAATTCTGGCGTAATTGGAGGGTATGCTGCATTGCAGTACACCCACCCTCAGAACCAGCAGGTTTACCACTACTACGAAGTTAACAAGCGAGACAGTTATGTGATCGTTGCGCAGCTGTGCCCGGAGTTTACCGCCCGTCTGGTTGACCGATGGCAGGAACTGGAGAGCGGGGCCGGGATAATGGTACCGCAAACACTACCTGAAGCACTCCGCCTCGCTGCCGATCTTGCTGAACAGAAGCAACGCCTGAGTGAAGAACTGGCCATAGCAGCGCCTAAGGCTGAATTTGTTGATCGTTATGTCAAAGCCACTGGCTCAATGACGTTCCGGCAGGTTGCCAAGCTCCTGAACGCCAAAGAACCAGAATTCGCGATGTTCCTCATTGAGAACGGCATCATGTACCGGTTAAACCGTGTTCTTACACCAAAGAGCAAGCACATTGAAGCAGGGCGCTTCGAAGTTAAGACAGGGACCACCAACCAGACTAACTACGCATTTAATCAGTCCCGCTTTACTGCAAAGGGCGTGCGCTGGATTGGCGGCTTGTGGGCTGAACATATTGCTAAGGGGCAAATTGCGTGAGAGCCATATTGACACCTGAAGTCGCGCCATTGTCCGGGGTGGTGCTGTTTCGTCCTGGTAACGAATTGTTGTGGCTGTTTCGTCGTGGCCGGGTGGTGATTGAAACGCCTTCCGAAGCAATCAAGCACCTGCCATCTGGACTGATTCCTGAAGCGCACCAGCCCCTGACGGATGATGTCAGTGTGCAGGAGCTTTTCCTGAATGAGAGAGTTATTCAGCGTGCTGGTGGACTGAGTGGTCTTGATGCCTGGCTGGAACGTAAATTCGAATGTCAGTGGCCGCACAACGAATGGCACTCAAAGGACTTTACGGTTATGCGTCACGCCCCAGGAAGCATTCGCCTGTGCTGGGGCTGCGATAACCAGTTGCGTGAACAAACCACTGAAAGACTGGCAGGAATTGCCATGCAGAACCTGGTAAAATGGCTGCTCGAAAGGGTGAATATCATGCTGGGTTTCAGCGCTGACCACACCCTGACG